TTTTTCCAAAGCTGGACGAGTGTGATAACCCTGTTTATATGGATGATACATTTTATTCCTTATCTTGACCTTAAAATGGCCCGTCCTCTGCGGAGTCGTGAAACCTCGTAATCGCCTTTTCTAATGCGCTCTTAAAGTTTCCCGTCACAACGTATGAAAAACTACCATCAGGCTCTACCATCTGTTCTAGCATCCCCTGCTGGAACATCATAAACAATTCCTCACCGCAATACTTCATAGCAACTTCTTTCATCTTCAAAATAGAGGGCTTGTCATTCATTTCAAATTTCATTATGTTAAAGGAAATACTGTCTGTTTCTGGTCTAATTTTTTCAACTTTTTTTATTTGTAATTCCGCTTTTTTCATTGTATTATACACGCCCAAGGGTTCAGATATAATCCTATCAGGCGAAGTAATTAACATTTCTAATAAATATACTGTCATTTTTTATCTTTCATAGGGCCATGTCACTTTTAGTATATCGGTAACTCCGGGGATGTCAACCAACCATCTTCCATATTTTCCTGTTTTTGTTGTTCTTATTTTTACCCACCATTCTCCCTCTGGTTTATTCTCAAAGTTTATTTCTGCGACAGAATGTAATAATCCCGCACAGACATCGGTAGCCTTTGACCAATCTTCATGTCCTCGTTCTGGCGTATCAACACCCATAAGTCTAGTCCTGATCTTTATATTGATATTAAACCCAAGATCAACAATAAAGTCTACAGTGTCACCATCAACTACGCGATCAACTTTTGCATGATACTCGTACATTAATCAATATCCTATTCGTTTTTTTAAAATCCAAAAAATTGCTTTGATAACACTTTTGTATTTAACCTTCCCGTCTTTTTCGTATAAGCCAAAATGCTTTAGCGAACAATCACCACAGTAGGGTTCTTTACAGATTCTACAACGATAAGTGTTTTTTGAACTAATTATTTTATGACACTCTTGGCAGCATAACATTAGTCAACCTGACTGACTTCTTGCAGGGGCAGAAAGCTGCCGAAGTTTCTTTTTAGTGTCTCGATCCTATCCTCCGCATCAGCAAGGCTGGAAAGCGCCTCGTTTAAATTGTTATGTAGATCGCCAGTGCTGTGATCTCCAATGCCCGCTGGATGGTTAAACATAACTTCTAGGCTAGTCACCGCTTCTGCTCTGTCCTTTGCTGCGTTCATCATAAGTGAATGTATCGCAGTTGCTTTAAAACTCATATCAATTTTCCCTTTGCAATTTAAATGCTTCTAATGTAAACTTAAATGGATTTCCTTCAATCCCCTCTACCAACTCCAACATCATACCAGCAACCTCGCGGATTTCAAGCTGTGCGTGTTCAGAATTACGAAGTTTCTGGAAATTAGCAAAGGAGCGCATGTTAAATGTGATGTCTGCCTGAATCTGGCTGTTGTATGTCTTGAAGAATCGTGCTGACTCTTTAGCTCGCTTGCGTCCCAAGACTGGCTCAAGGTCTGCGATACATTGGTGGTACAAAGCATTACCGTGTTCAGTATATTTTTCTAAAACATCAGACCATTTTTCACCAAGTTCGTTATCTCCACACCAACTACTGCAAGTAATATCTTTCCAATCCTCTGGAATGTAATACTTATCTTCTTTTAATTCTTTATACCTAGCAGACTCAGCGTTAAGACTAGTAATACGATGTTTAAGCAGATGAATATGACTAGCAATATCCGTATCAACAAGAAAGTGGACCGCACCTTTTTCAAAAGGGGTTTCATGTCCGTTGACCCACAGCATTTTAATAAGTTTTGGGATTCTTGCTCGCTTTTCATCCGTTAAAGTCCTTGAGGTGGAAGTCCAAGCGCTGCAAGCAATCACAGTATCAGAACCATAATGACCTAATAACTCAACCTTGTTTTTCACTGAATCCCTCTTTGTACTTTAGTTTATTTATCGGAAGATTATAGCAGTCGGCTTTAACTTTAAAATTATTATCTGGATCAATCTGACCCTTTTTCAAAAATTTAGCATCGTTAAAATAATCATCTTTGTTGTAAGCACCAAGAAACCAAGCCCTACCCCATTTACCATTTACGTTTTCGATTCTTACAAACGCATAATGATTACATTCTTGCTTTGTATTGAATGCCGCAACTGAACATTCATAATAATCTCTTGGGGGACTCGTACATCTCTTTGTTTTTACGTCCCATTTTACATTGCCATCATCAATGATGTCGTAATCGTAAGTGTTTTTTATTGTACCTTTGATTATTTGGTTTGCAACTTCCTCACCAAGAAATCCAGCAATATTACCCTCTCCCTTGGTAATTGAGTTGTTTAGCTGACCCATTTCGCGGGCTTTGCGCCAAGCTCGCTGTTTCATTTCTTCTGTAATTTCTACTTCAATCACGTTCAGTCACTTTCTTTAAAAGCGTACTTGATGACTGGGTTTTGCCACCACCGACATTGTAAAGCAAATGAATGTCATTTTGTTGACAAAACTCTGACTCTGGAGTATTGCCTACTTTTCTGTCTCCTCCGTTCATAAAGTAGATACCATCTACAAATGGGTCATCGCAGTATTCCTTGTGTATTTTAGCGATAGACCTGACAACAGTTCCGTCTTCATCAATCGAAACCATAGCCCTTTGCACACAAAACAAGGCACGAACTATTCTTACCCTAGAGTCTTGATCCAAGAACTTCTTAGAACCCTTGAGGGAAACTTGGTTGTCACTGTTTACTATAACGTAAAGCAAGTCGCACCTTCGTTTTGCACCTTCGATGTAGTCTAAGTGTCCAGTGTGCATAGGATTAAAATATCCAGATACAATTCCTACTCTCATATAAAATTCCTTTATTTTTCCTTATGTGCCATCCCAACAATCCTGACATCACTGAATATCAACTCACTGTACCAGTTGCGTTCCTTGTTGGAGATTGTCATTTTAACATCAAATCTATCATTTGCAAGATTAATAGAATGACGAAACTCAAAAATTTCTTTACCGTCTTTAAAAATTTTAAGTTCGTCTATTGGAGATTTCTCTCCCGGCAAAGCTCTACATTGAATTATATCGACAGGAAGATATGCTTTCATTAACACAATCGAAGTACCATCAAAGTATTTCTTGGTAAAATTTATCTTTGTATCCGAGATTGCTGGATTATTTGCATATTTTGATAGATCCGTACCGTAGTAAAACGCATCATTAAGGTATGTGGCAGTTTCATGCCAAGGGCTTGCTACTATTCGGAACTCTGTTATTGGATTAATCCGAAGTTCAACTGGCGGTTGCGATTCCACTGGAACCTTTGCCGCCACAGGAATAGCGTACAACATCGGAGTAGACGCTGCAACTTTTAATAACTGCCTTCTATTTAACATTAAAAATTCCTTTAATTTTCTCCCAAAGTGTTTTCTTGATTCCTTTTCCTGACTCCCATCGCTCCTTCATTTCCCTTAGTTTATATTCCTTATTGAAATTGTCAATGTTTTTCTTTATTTTTTTCTGTACAATTTCCTGACTTTTCATAAAACTGCTGTCAGTCATGTTTGAATCCCCCCTCATTCTACTGAACTCCAAATTGAGGCAGAGGTAGCCACTTATGCTCTAGAAACCAAGCGTCTTTGTCTGTCTTGACTTCCGTAAAACTAATTTCTACATGACCAATCCACAGTGCGCTTATCCTGTAGTGTCTAGTCTCTTTTATGGACGCACTCTTTCCGTTTTCTTCAACTAGTTTTTTAAAACCATGATAATTCATCTTAACTTCTCCCCCGAAGAAGTCGCTGGGGCGATAGCCTGATTCTACCAAATAGTCCCAAACATCAATAGTCTCTATCCATAGTTCCTTTTTTGTTAGTTCGTTTTCTATAGGTTTTTCGCAGGCTATTTCTTTAACCATTATCCTCTCCCTCGCTTGAGACAACAAATGACCACTCAAAATTATCCACTTCTTCATTAGTGGCTTCTTTTACAAATTTATCATCATATCTATCTTCTTCAATGATGTAGTAAACATCTTCTTCGTTTAATTCGTCCAACTCTTTTCTCCCGCTTGAGATTTTCTGAAAAATTAACTCTAAACTTTGTCTTTGAAATAGATTATTAGAGGCAAAAGCCCTAATAGACATATCAATTCTTTGTAAATCTTCAATAACCTGATTAAATGTTGCTGGAACTTCTTCTATTCCGTTCTCATCAACTTCGTAGGTGGTAAATGTCTTTTGTTGAGCCGTCTCGTCCGACCCCCTTGGGAGTGTCTCTGGAGCCTCTGGTAGAGGTAGCGTCTCCTTCTC